CAATGATATTGAGGTTATGCAATAGAATCATAGAGTTAGAAATTAATAACATAAACGTTGATATTAAAAGGTTTTATTTGTAATCAAATCGGAGAAATATAAGGAAAAAACATATCATTTAATAATGAAGATAGAAGGAGCAAAAATAACTAAAATAGGGAAATATAGATATAGGGAAAAAGGGAAATATCCCTATATCTATAAGTGGAAAAAGGGAAATAGGGAAATAGGGATAATATTCGAAAAGCGCGTAAATTCGCTGTTTACAAACAAAAAAGCTTGTTGTAACGTAGTACACAACAAGCATCATTCTACAAAACAAAACATAATTTGATATTTTACATAAACGAAGATCATGAAGATCGAACGAGATAAATTAAAGACAATTGAATATGAACTCAAAACAAAAAGCCACTCCCATATGCTAACGGCTACCAACCTTTAGCGGGAATGACTCTTCTAGCAAGTGTACCACCACTTGTCTAGAAAAAACTGTATTAACCCACAGTATTAACGTTTAAGTAGTGAACCAACACTAACCTTAAACAACTATGCCTTTTCACGAGGCTTCTTTGATATACCCATTTTATCGATAGTTTGGATAAATATCAACTAGTAAATGCTAGTTTTGATTATTTTGTAGTCCAGAAGATATATAACGGGCATCTCTAATCCTAGAAGTCTTGTGGATCTACAGGTCATTTAGGAATTCGGGATGCCTTTTTGTTTTTGTTCGCGTGGAATTGCCTGATACCACGTAAATAAAAACTGATAAGCCGTGATTCCGTGCTTCTATATAGAGGGAACGTGTTACGGCGTGGCTAGCTGTTGGTCGTGCAGGGGGTACAAAGTATACGCCTACAAAAACAGCACCCCTCATTGGAATCCTGTTCTTCTGATGAGGGAGGGCGAGAACTTGCCCAGGGACGATTCTCTAAAAGGTTCGGGTGGTTATCGTTAGCATTACGGTGCTAGGGAGTACATTCAGTTTGTCGTGTAGGGACGATATTACAAGGACAAGCCATAGTAAAAGGATGTATGCGATGAAGATCGCTGAGCGAACAGGGTCTATACACACGGATACCTTATAAGTGACCGCATGGCGAAAACAAGACGCTTATCCATCTATTTTGATCGATTACTTTTTTGTAGTCTTTCAAAGTAGGGGATAAATCTGCCTTCCAGCCGTGTTCCATAATCGTTCCCACATGATAAAAACCCTCAAGACCTTCAGTCAACATTAAATTCGAAGAAAAGAAGAAAAATATGAGATTGTTTAAGATCTGGGGGAACTACTCGCTAAGATAGAGGAATAAATAAGGAATTTACTACTTGCTTAGTTAGAGGATAAGGGGACGGATGGTTGAATAGGCCTTATTGCTGAATATGGTTTTACACATCTGATATAGTACGTGAAATTTAAGAAAAACGGATTATGGGTGCTTTTGTCCATCCCCCGAAAAGGGGGAATAAGAAAATATCATTGTACCCACTTTTTATAAGAGATAGTACCAGACATTTTACGAATTTCATACGATTAGATAACAATAAAACTTTAAGCAGTCCTCCCGAATCGTGCTCTTACAGACAGTTAATCTACCATTTAACATTATATTTGTATCCGCAATTAAATTGATAAATAAAATACTGAATATTCAAATTATTAAACTGTAAATATCTTGAAACAGCGGTTTTAAAGGTAATAATCGTTGGATTTCATTATTTTTCCGCTTTCTGAAGGGTATATATTTTTATAGCTTTATGTATTAAGATAGAGCTGTGCTAGAAAATACCGGTAAAAAAGCATAAATAAGGAAAAAGGGATGGGATTAAAAATGAAGACTGTATTAAGAAATATTGTATCGATGGCTCTTGTACTCGCTTTGTTTACAACTTCTTTCGCTGGAATCTCCAAAGCTCAAGAGATTAATAGTGAAGAAGAAAAATTAGTGCAAGAAGTAGCTGCACAATTGAAATTTGTTGTTGAAGAAGCTGCAATTAAAGATAAACATGGAAGAGTAGTAGATATTGATATTGATATGATAGAAAACAAATATGGTAAAACCGAAGAATTAGAACAATTGAGACAAGAAATCCAACGTGTAAATACACCACCTGGCTATGAAGATCCATTCAAACAAGAAACGGAAGCTGTAGATAACTGTATAGAAAGAAAACTTATAGCAAATTATAAAGAATTTCTATCAGTAGGCTTTATAGGTTCTATTATTGCTAATATTACTAACAAAGAATATGAATTAGCAGCTAGAAAAATGATTAGATTAGGCGTCAAAGGTAATTTAATTGGTTTAGCTGGTCAGCTTGCTTGGTATCTAGGTACATGTATTTATGAAGAAGAAGGCTGGACAGGAAAAACATGGTGATTGATAAAAAACAACCTCTTATTTTCTAGAGGTTGTTTTTTTTGAAGAAAATAACCACATCATAATTTCAAAGAACATTACTATAAATAGTGTTTTTATAAGGTTTTCAAACCAATTAAATTGATTATGATTTGCGTAGTTAAAAGCTACCAATACAATATACAGTACGACTATAAAAATTAACGGTCTCTTATATGTGAAACTCAAATTATTCCCCCCTTAAATACTTACTTAGGAAAGTTACCTTAATACTATGTTAACCCAAAGTGCAATCATTTTCAGTGATTTTCTATATTTCTCCACATTTGTAACAGACACCCTTTTTTGGGGGGATGGGCAAAAACATCCAATATACAACAGAACGTCATTACCATACACAGGGTGATTCCCATAACTCTGATAAATTCCATAATCGATTTCTTCATTTTTTAGTTTTACGAGGTCTGTGATACTGTATGGTCCATGCCAAAGGATTTGAATTAAACTCGTTTTTGTAGTTTCCATAATAAAAACATCCTTAAATTTTTTTATATAAATTTTACCATAAAAATAATTGTGTTTTTTTCGAAATGTTGGCAGTACTCCATAAAAAAAGACACCCTAAGGTGCCTTCCTCCGACTTGAACCACTTTAATTTTAATAATATGTATTGGATTCCCATCCGAATATTATTTTACCACGCTAACTTGTTTTATTCATTGAGAAATATAATTGATGATTTACATCGTCAGTATATTAATTCCAACTCGTTGATAAGTTTTTCGCAATCTTTATACAGTCTTATACTGTTCGTTTTTAGTTTGTTAGTACCATTAGTTATCTCATCTTCAATTTTACGCTCTTCAGCTATATCGGCACTAAAAATTGAAGATAATCTCCGATACTCATTTAAAAGGGAAGCGTGTCGTTCTTTTAAATAAGATAATTTTATTTCTTGTTTTTGTGATATTTCAGATGGTTTTTCATGATACGCAATAATTATATCAATAAGATAATTAGACGAATCTAGTTGGATGCTTATTTCTCTAATTGATATATCTATCTTTTGATTTGTAATTGCAACATTTATTAAAGCATTTAATTCTTTTTGTTTGTTTTCTAATTTACCTAACTTTTCTTGAGCGAGGGTTGCTGTTTTCTGATTTTGATCAATCAAGTCTTTGGCTTTTTCAACTTTTTCGTCAGCTTTTTTATTAACCCATGCAACATAAGTAACAACCAACGCGATGAGTCCAGCAACTATTGTAATAGGAGTCCATATATTAGCTATCTGATCGTTTAAAAATGATATTTGGCTATCTTTAGCAGATATAATCTTATCTTGAACATCTTTTACAGTTTCCAAAGATTCAACCTTCGTTTGCAACTTGCTCAATTGTTCTTTAATTTGTTCGTTAGATATTGTAAATAAAGTTAGTTTCACTGTTTAATCCCCTTTTGTGTATTAATTCATAAATAAAAGCACTCTTTCGAGTGCCTGTTTTACGCGGATACAGCAGCTTTATCTTTACGGAAGATACCCATTAATCCGCCAATCAATAATAATACTCCTGGTAATAAGTAAACGATAGAGATACAGATGAACCCGCCAATAGCAGCAACTGTCATCATGATACCGCCAACTTTAGCATTCTTTTTAACTACTACGCAGCCAACGATTCCTAAGATTGATAGAGCAACCGCTCCCCATCCTAAACCAATGATGCTGTCAGCGCCTTCTGCTTCAAACGCAGCTCCCATACCGCCGATCATTAAAGCGATAAATGCACAAATAATACCAAAAATACCACCAATAAGTCCTAATACAAATTCAGTTGTTCTTTTCATTTTAATTTCTCCTTATTTAGCTACGTCAAATTCGAACTTGACAGATTTTTCATCGAATGTAAATGTTGGTTTGAATGTACCGACGAATTTATCGCCTTCTGGAACGTCAAATGTCATTTTGTTAGTGATTTGGTTACCTGGTGCAATATTTTCGTTTACGAATGAATCTCCTCCACCAAAGTACTCTTTGAATTGGTTACCTTCAGCATCAGCGATTTTTAATTCAGAAGTTCCGAAATATATATCTTTCTTGCCGTTATTTTTAGCATTAAATGCGATTTCTAAAACTTTTCCTTTTTCAGCTTTGATGTATTCGTTAGGTTCAACGAATTTAGCTGAACTGAAAGTTAGTTGTAGACCATTAACTTCTACTGTATCCCCGATTTTATAAACTTTGTTTTCAGTAGATGCTTTTTTGTCCTTTTTTTCCTCTTGTTTAGGAGCATTGTCTTTACTTACTTCTTTAACTTCTGTTTCACCACATGCAGCTAAGCTAAAAGCAAGTGCTCCTGCTAAAGCAATTGTACCCATTTTTTTATACATTTTCGTTCCTCCAGTTATGTAAAATGTAAGATTTCCGAAACTATCATAACAGAAATGGTTACAACTATTTTGTCACATTTTGTCGAACAAAAATAAAAAAAGAGAGCCTAAGCCCTCATTGGTAAGAATGGTAAAATAATGTAAAATTTTACCTCTAGATATTGGAAATGATTTCTTTTATGATGAAATCAAATCACAGTATGTCTTTGTTGTTTTGTAGCATTTTCACGTACAATGAAACTTGCTTTGCAAAACGTCCTTGCTGACGTCCATCAAGCTCCTCATAAGCTCTTTGGATATCGTTAAATAGTAATCCTAGTAACTCATCTTCTTTCTTGTTCTCGATGTTAAGAAGAACATCTGTGGAGGTGTTAAAAAACGACGCAATCACTTTCAAACTTTCAAGATCAGGTTCGTGACGATCAGTTTCCCAATTCTTAATCTGGCCACGTGATAAACCTGTTCTATCAGATAATTGTTCCTGCGTTAAACCATAAGACTTTCTTAAACGTTTAATGTTTTGTCCGACTGTAGTTTTCATAGTTTGAGTATAATAATCGCCTTATCACTATACCATAATTGGTCGATACTCTGACTTTTTAAAACTATTTAGGTATTTTTACAGACTTGATAAATATGTATAGAACAAATGTTTGTTTGGTGGTAAAATATGCATATGGTTAATTCGTACGTCTAATGTAAAATTGTATATTTTATTTTTATGTCCGCTGATAAACGTTGGTATATAACGGTTTTATAACTTTCTCAATATTTATCAGATAACTGTATGACTGAAATTTTCCAAAAATGTGATATTATGAAAATAATAAAATAAACGGACGTAAAAAAGACTCACAGCGTGTACTAAGGTGCAGCGAACACCATAGTACCGCTTTCCCTAATCGCACTAGGGAAAACACTTACTGCAAGTCTTACATAAATTATAACACATCTTTTGAATGTAGTGACGCGTTTTCCTCAAAAGTTAAAAAATGGGTATAACGTGTCTTTTGTTCCGAAAAAAGGGGAGCAAAGTTATGCAAACTGTTTTAGGAAAAATACAAGATGATTTGTTTGCTAAGGGTATTACAAATAAATCACTAGCAAAATATCTATCTGTTAGTCCTAGTGGTGTATCTGATTTTTTTAAAGGTAAAAGGGAGATGAGTTTCTCTTATTTTTCTAAGACTTTAGTACTTTTGTATGATGATGAACACGATAAAAGAAGGGGCTATATTCGGCACTTCATTAATGTTGCTAGTAAACACGAAAGTTTACGTGAAGCGTTAGAATACACAGCTATACGTGGTGAATTTGAAACGTTACAACAACTTATTATTAAAGAGTTAAATTCGTCGAATGCTACAAATAGAGAATGGGCGACGATGTACGACTTGTTTTATAAACGAAACGCTGAGAGAGTTGATGGCGAGCGATTTCTTGAGCTTGTAGAAGAAAAAAGAAAAAAGGTAAAGTCTTTAGAAATGCAAGTAATGAGTGATATTTTATTATGCTACGCACTACATGATATGGGTAATTATCGTTTATTGAAAAAATATATAAGTGGTGCAACCGTTAAGATAGAAAAAATAAAGAATAAGTTTATTCAAAACTGTTTTAGGATTAGGGTAAAAGAATGGCTTTGTGTAATAAATCTTCTTTCGAGTAACTTAATCGATACGAGAAATAAATGCGAGGAATTACTATTTATCTGCAGGGAAGATCCACAGTATGCTTTGCAAAGAGCGAATGCATATTGTAATTTGGGTGAATCGTATATTTTTGAAGATTATAATTTATCAAAGAAGTATTTAGAAAAAGCATTACTATGTTTAGGCGATGCCTTCAATCCTGGATTAAGAGTAAAAAGAAAATTAATCGAGTACACATTAATGTTTTTAAAGATACATCACTCAAAAGATGTTGAAAGTATAGATGTTGGAATGCATCCAGCAGAGAAAGCCTATTTATACATTAAACAAGGTGACAAAATATCAGCAATCGAGATTTTAGAGGAATTAGAGAAAAACAAGGGGCTCTCAGCTTTTCAACTTTGTTACATGGGTCTTGCTAAAGATGATTTAAATTTAATTAAAAAATCATTGGAACTGTTCGAAGAAATAGGTAACGTTTTTTATGCCAGATTACCTAAATTATACTTGGGTCTTATTTGAAAAAATGGTATAATTAACTTACGAGAAGAGGTGAAATGATTGAAGAAAATTATAGCTCTTTTACCTATTTTACTATTAGCAGGACTTTTCACTTTTTCTGCTGATAATCAAAAAAACGAATCTAAAGCTCAAGATACAAAACCTGAGGTTCAACGAATGATGGTTGATCCCGGTGGTGGAGGAATCTAGTAGCTGAATATAAATAACGAATGCGATTGCCTATATTAATGGGCAATCGCATTCGTGCTTTCTGGGGAAGTTCTGTATTTTTGAAAATGAAGTTTTATAGAATTATTGTGATTAAATTCACAAACTACTATGAAGATATTGGAGGATGTTGGGGATGACGAAAGAGCAATTAGTGAGAATGGCTGCGAAATTAGGGTTAAAACAGGGGAATCCTAAAGCGGAGGATATTTTAAAGATTGTCCTTGATGAATCATATAAAGAAAAACCAAATACATAAAAAAGAAGACTGCCGTGAAAGGTAGTCTTCTTTGATTAGTTATTCTTTTTATTTTGCATGTAAGTAACGTACATTTCTAATTGCTCCCAAGCTTTCTTTCGCTCGTCCTCTGGAAGACTCTCAATTAATGACATTATATTCTTTCCTTCTTCAGATACAGCTTTATCTTCTTCTTCATTTAATTCAGGGTCTTCCGATCTCCCTAATAAATAATCTGTAGTTACTCCGAAATAATCTGCTATTTTTTCTAATGATTCTCGCCCAGGTGATTTTTTACCCTTTTCAAAATAAGAAATAGCCATCTTAGATACACCAATAGCATTACCTAATTGCTCTTGTGTAATCTTACTATTCTTCCTGAGTTCTTTAATCTTTTCCCCGATCAACATTAACGTCCCCTTTATATAAGTGTTTATGATACCTAAAGTATAAAGTAAACATAGTGTTTACCACAAGATAAAATTTATTCGATATATTTTAAAAAAAGTACTTGAAATAAACTTCAGGTTTACTTATAATGAAATCACAGGCAACGAAGGGAGGAAATAACTTGAAGCAGTTAAAACAAAAACGACTAGAAAAAGGGATGTCTTGCCAAGACGTTGCCGATAGAGTCGGAATCACTAAAATGCACTACTGGTACATCGAAAATGAAAAAAGAACCTTGAAAATAGACTTAGCAGAAAAAATTGCAATTGCTCTTGAGGAAAATCCGAAAGAACTTTTTTTTAACAATTAAAGTAAACCTAAGATTTACAAAACGGGAGGAGTAAACCAAATGAATAAACTTGAAAATTTCTCACACAACATGTTCGGAAACTTGGAAATTCTTATTAAAGAGGGAAAAGAATACTTTCCGGCGGTGGATGTCGCTAGAGCTTTAGGATATACCAATCCACACAAAGCAGTTAAGGATCACTGTAAAACTGAAGGGGTGAACGAAACGTTAGTACCTACAAATGGAGGTACTCAAACAAAGAAATTCATCAACGAACCTAACTTATACCGCTTAATCGTCAAATCAAAACTTCCACAAGCGGAACAGTTCGAAAAATGGGTATTTGAAGAAGTGCTTCCTTCTATTAGAAAACACGGAGCATACATGACAGATCAAGTACTGGAACAAGCGGTAACAAATCCAGACTTTGCAATTGGTCTTCTCACTAAATTAAAAGAAGAGAAAGAAAAGCTTGCAGCAGCACAACAACAAATTGTACAGCAACAGCCGTTAGTAGTTTTCGCAGAAGCGTGCATGCAGTCGGATAAATCACTAAAAGTGAGTGAGGTTGCTAAGTTAGCGGCTAAACACAACGTCAAAATTGGGCAACGTCAGTTATTCGCAAAACTTAGAGAATGGAACTTAATGTTCAAGCGATCCACTGAACCCACTCAATCGGCTGTTGAAAAAGGATACTTCGAAATTGCACAAGGTGTTAAACAGAAGCCTAGTGGAGAGCCTTTCACATGGACAACAACATACGTAACACCAAAAGGACAAGCTTACATCATAGACCGACTGAAGAAAGAACAAGAACAGAAGGCGGTGTAAACAATGGAAGAAAGCACATACTCATATTTCATGGTATTGGTTGTATTTCTCATCTTTGTAGGATTGAACTACAAAAGTATAAAGCAGTTGATGAAGGATGAAAAGTGATGGATAAACAGCAGCGTGATGAATACGAACACAAGAAACTCTTGTGGGTCATAAAGGATTTAAGAGCTAGAGAGATACATAACAGCGCAGATAAGGTTGAGGAAATGCATAAGGAGTTTATCACTCTAGCTAAATAGGACAAGCCTTCGCTTGTCGGAATGTTCGGGAATCTAACGTTGGTCCCCACCTAGTAAATAGGTTCCTGAACATTCCGATGTGTGAAAGCATCAAAACAAAATAAAAAACCAGCCGATTACCCCTAATCGACTGGTTCATGAAACGACTCAATATTTGTACCTCTATTATATCACAGTCGTTTCTTCTAAGTAAACAAGGAGGAATGTGGAAATGAAAGATGTTTTAGAAAAGCAAAAAGAACGTGCAATCGAAACTTTAAAACAAATGTCTGATAAGGAACAAGACAGTGTGAAGAAGTTAGATCTTGACTATGTAATCACAGTTTTAACAAATAAACCACATGGCTCAATGCCGTTCTAGGAGGAAATGAAACTATGAGACTTTATGAATTAACAAATAACTATAACGAACTACAAATGATGATTGAGGATGGTGTAGATCCATCAGCATTGCAAGATACATTACAAGCAATTGAAGAAAGCATCCAGGATAAATCGCAAAACATTGCGCTACTAATCAAAAACCTTGAAGCGGATACAGAAGCTATCAAATTAGAAGAAAAGCGATTAGCAGAACGTAGAAGAGCAGTAGAAAACAACTGTAAGAGTTTAAAAGATTACCTATATCAGCAAATGACTTTATTAGAAGTAAAACGTATTAAAGGAACAATCGTAACTGTAGGTATTCAAAAGAACCCAGCAAGCTTAGATATCGCAGAAGATGCGGTCGTTCCACCAGAATATATGATTCCTCAGCCACCTAAAGTTGATAAAAAGTTATTACTTGCAGCGGTTAAAGATGGAATGCAATGGGATGGAATTACATTACGTCAGAGCGAAGGCGTGAGAATCCGATGAACAGAAGTGAAACTATTGGTAAATTAGCGAAATCATTGGTTTTGTTCAATTCGGAAGTTAACAAAATCGCGAAGGATGCAGATAATCCTTTCTTCAAAAACAATTACGCAACGCTAGACACAATCATAGATGAAATTAGACCGATCCTTTCTAAACACGGACTAAGCATTATGCAAATCCCAAGCGGAGACGGTCAAAACGTAACACTAAAAACACTACTCTTACATGAAACTGGCGAATGGCTTGAATCAGACGAGCTAACGATGAAGCCAGTAAAGAACGATCCGCAAGCAGTAGGAAGTTGTATCACATATGCAAGACGATATTCACTAGCAGCATTCCTTAGTTTAAATACAGGTGAAGATGATGATGGTAACGGCGCTACTTATGGGAAGGACAAGCCTAAACCTAAAGGTAACAGTGGGCAAACTCCAAGCAAACCACAAGGTAGTACCGGTAATGGCAAAGCATCAGAGAAACAAATGAAAATGATACATGCAAAAATAGCGCACATTTCAGCTTTAACAAAGACAGAAAAACAAACTATTGAAGATACATTGAAAGGTAACATCGGAACTGACAATTTAAGTGAAATTAGCTCACAGATTGCATCAAAAGCAATTGAAGTGTTAATGGGATGGGAAAAGCAATACAGCCAAGCGGGATAAGGAGGTAACAACCCATGCTGAATCAACAAACAATATCTAACGTCGTCCTTCCGGCATGGGTTTATAAGGGCGCAAAGAATGAACAAGAAATTATAAGGAACGCTTGCAGGTATATCAATCGCATACCAAAGCGTTATCCCGGATATAAGGTTTTGGAAGTAAATAACGGTATAGCAAAATGCGAAAGGTGTGAAGTTTGATGTTTCAAGTACCTGTAAGACGTGGATCAATGAAGGAAATGTTAACAGCAGTTCGTGATTTAGAAGCAAGAGGTTATGACTACGTAACGCCAATAACAAAAGTGTACAGAGCGGAAAAGACATTTTATAACGATGGAAAGTTCAAAGGAAAGGACAAAATTCGATTCACAGGCATGGAAGATCGTGCAAGCTACGAATGTTGGATGAAGAAGGTGAACTAAATGACATTAATTGATAGAAGAAGACGCGGATTTTTCATGATAGACAACGAGATTGTAGATGATGCAAGGCTTTCTCATAAAGAAATGGCAGTATACATGGTTCTTTGCAGACATCTAAACCAGGAAACGGGGAGTTGCTTCCCTTCTTTACCAACAATCGGAAAGAAAGTCGGTATGTCAAAGAACACGGTAATCAAGGCTTTAAACACTTTAATTGAAATAGGTTACGTGACAAAAGAGAAACGTTCATCTAAAGAACAAGGTGATATGTCCAACGTTTATTACGTAAATGACGTTCACGATTTGAACGGGGGAGTTCACCAAATGAACCAGGGGGGTTCAGGAGATGAACGGGGGGGAGTTCACGAGGTGAACCCTAACAATACTAATCTTAACAATACTAATTTAACAATAAATAGTAGTAGTAAGAACCCCTTCTCATTCTATGAAAGTAACATCGGTGTTTTAAATCCATTCATGGCAGATAGCATAGATCAGTGGATTAAAGATACAAGCGAAGAACTTGTTATAGCAGCTATGGAGCGTGCATTAAAGAAACAAGCTAAATGGAACTATGCTGAAGGCATTTTAAAACAATGGACTAACAAAAACATTAAGACTTTAAGTGATGTGGAAGCAGCAGAAGCTGAATATCAACGAAATAAAGGAGCGAATAACAATGCAGAGAGCGGCGGCAGCAATACCAACCGATATAGCCAAAAAGGTGAATATGACTATGGATTCTGATGTTTGCGATACGCATGGCATGAATAAGATGAAGTTCGGTGGACAAGTTGTTTGCCCTCGCTGCTTCCTTGAAAACGAAAGTAAGAAGCTACAACAACAAGAACAAGCGAAATATGATGCGGATAAAGCGAACGAGAAGAAATTCATGTTCCATCAACAAAGCATGATTGCCGATAGCAACATTAAGAAAGCGAACTTTGATAACTATCAACCTACTAGCGACGAAGGAGCGAAGAACCTAGAACTTGCAAAGGTCATCGCAACGGATTATCTCAATGGAAAAGTGTTTAACACGATTATGGCCGGGAATTGCGGAGCAGGGAAAACACATCTTGCTTACGCTATCGCAGATCAGCTAGCTGGAGCAGGGAAGTCAGTTGTCTTTGTTACAGTAGGCGAGTTGCTACGAAAAATAAAAAGTACATTCAGTAAAGATTCTACATTAACTGAAGATGCAATCATTCGAAGTTTAGTAAGAGCGGAAGTATTAATAGTCGATGATTTAGGAGCGGAGTTAGGCGCATTAGATGCCAATACAAAAGCGACAAACTTCATTAACAGGGTGCTATTCGATGTTTTCGATGGTAGGCAAGGTAAATCTACTATCTTCACGACAAACCTCACAGGAGAGCGTTTAGAAGGTGCATACGATGAACGAATTGTATCGCGTATCTTCAACAAATTTAAAGCACTAGTTTTCAAAGATACAAAGGATTACAGAAGAAAAGCATTACCATTCTAAGGGGGAAATGAAAATGGCAAAGGTAACAGTTGAATTAACAAAAAAACAGGTTGAGTTTTTGAAGTTATTTAGTGAAAAACAATATGAAGGCGCAGAAGATAATCAATACACATGTGATGCTTTGCATGTTGTTCAGAAAAAAAGAGATCGTTTCATCCCATATAGCGAGGAAATTTCAGATTACTTTGATCCAGATATCTTAAAGTTTTGTGTTGATGAAGAACATGAAGATTGGTATGAGGAGGAAACAGAAGCGGTTAAACAACGTTATGAATGGATAGATGAAGAGTGCCCAATCGAAATAAAAACTTTCGATGATCTGCGATATGAACGAGTTACTGGAACAGATGGAGAAGAAAGATTCATTATGAATTTCGATGATTACTTTAAACATTACGGAATAAAGAAATACGACATAGCTTGGGTAGAAAAGGAATGGGAAAACGTAGCATTCTTCTTCATCTTTGAAGAAGCTAAACACTATCTGAAATACCAAGCTCATAATCTAGGGAAATCAAGAATTTATACTTATTCTGCTGGATATGACAATAGGGGAGATTTTACTCACTTCCGTAATTTGCTAATGAAAATGGGACAAGAATTAAACAAGGAATCTGATCAAAAAGAAGAAGCGGCGGTTTAAAAATATATAGGGGGAATTAAGATGTGTGCATGTAACGGAACGGGAGTAATTCAGAATGATATAGGAATGGGTATGTATCAGTTTGGGTCATGCGTTTGCGAAGCAGCGAATATTACGCCAGAAGAAGTGGATAGAAAGCGTCATGCTGTTATGGCGAGATTAAAAGAAATTCATCAATTACAAATGGAGGGGAAATGGGATGGGGAAATTCGAAACAGCAGAACAGCTTGAAAATTACACAATAGCACAACAAACAAAAAAGTATATGACAAAGAAACGACGCAATTTGTATATACCTCTTGAAAAGTATGATCTTTTATTCGACGAAAGCGAAGTAACTCATGTAAAAGAATTATGGAGAGACAACAAAACGTTAGCGGAAATCGCCGAAACTTTAGGAAGACACGAACTAGAAATAGCGGTTCTTATTATGGATCAGGGCGATAAGAAAAGAATCAACAAACGTCAAATGGGGTTAGGAGCATGAAACAACTAACACTTGAGGATGTAGTAGGAACATTCGATTACAAAGCAAAGAGCACGGCCGAGAGATTCCTAGCAAAACCTAGCGTCATAACGTACTCAGTTGAGTTTTACGATAAGGACGACAAATGGAAACTTAGATGGTTTGAAGCGAAGTCGGAGAGCGAAGCCGTGGGAATGGCTAAAGATAAATACGGACGTATCGAGATTATTAACACGTACATTTCAGATAGGACGCTTAAAGAGATTATGGAGCTAGATTAGGAGGGAGAAAATGGCTTTAAATCGATGGTTGACTGATGAAGAACGAGCAAGAGCAGCAGCTAACGGAATTGGCACAAAAACATTATACTACCGGCTCTACAGATCAGATAAATGGGAACTGGAAGAAGCTTTAACAGCTCCGCCCGGAACAGTTAGACATGATTACGAAGGGGAAAATCACAAATGGCTGAAATTAGCGCGAACTAATGGAATAAATGCAGGTACTTTTCACGACAGGATAAGGCTTGGCTGGGGACATTATAAAGCAGCTACAAAACCAGTAAGGAAAAAGAAGGTGACAAGGAAATGAAATACAAAGCGATTCCAACAGAAGAAGATTATAAGATTGCAGCACGTAATGGAATATCAAAGGCTAACGTGAATCAAAGGGTATACGGATATCACTGGAGCGTAGAACGCGCTATAACGGATCCACTCCAAAATAAAAAAGGTAAAGAAAGTAACAGGCCGTTAGTATTTATTGCTGAGCAAAATGGAATTAGCGCTTCTACTTATTATAGAAGGATTAGGGAAGAAGGAATGACGGAAATCGAAGCAGCGACGAAACTAAAAGGGCATGAAGCATTTATAAAAATAGCATTAGAAAATGGAATCAGTGAAAATTGCTACCGAAAAAGAGTGCAAAGGGGCATACCGAAATACGAGGCAGCAACAAAGCCAAAGGACAAGCGTGGGAGTACGAAAAAGAAACAAATCAGCTAGGGAGGTAATGAAATGAAAGAGTTAGATGTGTTTTTCAAAGCTCTCACAGAAGAGTTGAATGGTGAACAAATGGAAGTTGGAGATGAATTCGTGTACACATGCAACAATGCTGTAGTTATCTTCAAAATGGATTATAACGAGAAACAAGAAAAAACTTTAGATATCCGAATTATTGGTGGAAAGGCAGTTCATATAGATACTGAATTACCGATTTTTGAATAGGAGGCAACATGGAGCAAGACGTTTTAATCAACAAATTAATCGATAATCACATATACAAGCTACCGGATGGGCGCGACTTATTTGAAGGGAGTTGCGAGGAACTGGCGGGGCTACTAAAAGGAGCGGATGAAGAATGATGGAATTGCAAAACGGTGTTTATGAAATTACTAAATTACTAGCAGAAGCGAAGGAGACTGAAGAGAATGGCAACTAAGATCATTATGTATACGGGAAACACATGCGGGAAATGCAAGAGAGCGAAGGAGATGTTAAGTAGTCTTCCTTCAGAAATCTATGTGACTCTTATTGAAAGAAACGTAGATGAAAATGAAGACCATATGGAAGTGTTAACTAAGAAATATAATTCTAATACATTACCGACGTTTGTTATTGATGATGAAGTATACCGAGGGTTTGACGAAAACATAGGAAAGATCATGGGCCATTTAGGACTATAGGAGGGATTGCATGAAGAAAGAAACGAGAATTCAACTGGAATCAGAATTAGAAAGTGTTCAAAGCGACGTTAGCAACACGAAGTTACATATCCACATGTTAAACCTGGAGAAACAAAAATCAGAAAGAAATCTATCAGAATTAGTTGATCGCAAAAATAAAATTATCATGTTACTAAAAGGGGCGTAACGGAATGAATTTACGAGTGAAAATTAAACGATTGAAAGATGTGGAATTGCCTAAATACGCTAAGCCAGGGGATTCGGGTTTTGATCTTGTAGCAGCAGAGGACACGATTATATGGCCGGGTGAAACAAAGGTTGTACCAACTGGATTGGCTTTTGAAATCCCACCAGGATATGAATTGCAGGTGCGCCCGCGTAGCGGTATGACGCGTAATACAAAGTTAAGGGTTGTTCTTGGTACGGTGGATAGTGGGTACCGCGGAGAAGTTGGGGTGCTGGTTGATAATATTGAATCGGTTGAAGGGAAATTCATGAATTCCCAACTGATTGAGAAAGGAACTCGTATTGCTCAAGGCGTCATAGCGCCAGTGGTAACAGCTCATTTTGTTGAAGTGGACGGGCTATCGGATAGTGAGAGAGGCATTGGCGGATTCGGATCTACAGGAGTAAAGTAAGACCAAATTTGAATTTTGTATGAAAATTAAAGAAGCCTATACTTCAATATAGTATAGGCCGGGTGACTATAATTAATCGGTTATTAATTTCGAATAAACATTTAAATCGATAAGCTTCCCAGCTGATTTTTCGCTTTTTCTTAGAGTCCCTTCAAAAATGAATTGTAATTTTTGTAATACTTTTATGGAATTCACGTTTTCAGGTTCAACTTTTGCTTCGACACGATTTAGTTTCAGATGTGTAAAAGCGTAATCTAATAGAGCAGAAATAGCTTCAGGGGCATATCCTTTGCCCCAAAATGCTTTCGAAATATCATAACCAATCTCTGTTTTTGAGTTTTCAAAATCCAAGGAATTATAGCCACATGAACCGATAATTTGATTAGATTCTTTTTCAATAATAGTAAAACGGAGAGCTTTATTATTTTGAGCAAGTTCATTGAGAAAATGAATCATATCTTTCGCTTGGTTTTCATCAGTGAAATTACTTATATTCATGAATTTTGTAACGTCAGGATCAGACCATATTTTAAACATGTTTAATGAATCAGATTCCTTCATTTGTCTTAAATGTAATCTTTGTGTCTGTAATTCTGTAATCAATACTTTTACCTCCATTATTTTGTGATGGGTAGATTAAAAATATTGATATCTGCGCATAATTCAGTCCCTTCTGAAGTAGTTAACTTTTATTATATAAGAAATTTCTAAATTGAACAAAAGCGTTATTTTAATCGAAAAGGGGAATGAATCATGTTGAAAAAGGGCGATAAAGTTGTAATGCATACATGTGGAGAAGCAGGGCATTACAACGGTAAAGTTTGGACGTGTAAAACAGATCAATATGAAGCAAGTAGCGGATCACAAGTTGTATTTTTAGAAGGTTTCAGTGGTTATTTTTTAGCAGAGTATCTTCAGGTAGTTGATTTAGACAGTGTTGAAAAGGAAATAAAACCAATCGACGATTTAACGAAATTTATAGATATAACAAAAGAAGTGTTCGAAGGTGCGTTTATTAATAGAAACAACGAATTGATATTCGACAGACGTTCCAATCTTTATTTCAGATTGGATGATGTAGAAACGGTTTTAGAGTTTAAATGCAAGATGATGGCGTGGTTATCAAGACCGATTACGAAGAGCTTAAGTGACTACAAAGCTAGAATCATATTAAAAAGATTCAATGAGTTGTTAGGGACAAACTTCAGTAAAGTTGATATGGAACTTATTTACGACAGATTAGGTAATGGGGTTGCTAAACCATTATGTATAAAATTCATCGAATCTAATTATGATTTGTCACTATTAAAACGATAAAGGGGAATTAGGGATGAAAGTAATTTGCATTAAAGATGTAATCATGAATACGGACAAAAAATACGGTAAATATTCTGGGAAGCAAGTTTTTACAAAAGGGAAGTTGTATAAAGCAAGGCATCATACAACAACCTTAGAAGACCCGTGGACACCAGTTAAAGTATTACGAGCTACTAATGATTTTAATGACCGTCATATTATTAAACATTGTTATGAAGGGGCAAATAATACATTCTTTGAAAATCATTTTTTAGAAGTTCAAAACTAAACAAAATAGTTATTTGAATTAAAAAGAGCGCCGTTGAGTGCGGTGCTCTTAGACCAAGAACTATAACAGGGGTTAATGAAAGAATGCTGCATACCAAAGTGATAGTAATGCAAGCCATCCAATTATAAGGGCTATGTATTTTAAAACTTTCATAATTTCTCCTTTTAGGTACAGAGTGCACCAGGATGGAGAATTTAATTAATTTTTTAACAAAATCCTTATTTTAGAACTGGTCATTATAAACGAAAAAGAGCCTGATATGGCTCTCAGACTCTTCCCTCAATAGCAAAGAGTAAGTCTTTTAATTACTCTTCTGCTATATAATACACGAAACTTGTCTGTTTGTGTAGAAAAATGTCGAAATATAAAGTGTTGCATATCGAATTGTAAAAGGTAAAGAAGTGAAAATAATGATTGGACAAAAACGCTATTTTAATAGCAAAAGGGAAGTTGATTATGGGATTTAATAAGGTTCTAACACTATGTAGTGATTGTAAAAAAGAAATAACTGTAAAGGCAAATTATGAAAATAGAAATAAGAAGTTTAAATGCGAGAAATGTAACGATACAAACTAAACAAAACTTCATTTTAAAACAAAGGGGAATAGGAAATGAAAATGTTGGATCTATGTTCGGGAATTGCAGGGATAAGCATGGCAGCAGATTGGGCTGGAATTGAAACAGCAGCCTTTTGCGAAATAGAAGAGTTCAATCAGAAGGTACTTAGAAAGAACTATCCTAACATTCCTATTTTCCCGGATTTATATAAACTTACGAAACAATCATTAATAGATGGAGGTGTTGACGTTGATTCAATTGGAGTTATTTCAGCAGGATATCCCTGTCAGGGAGAAAGTATGGCCGGAAAGAGAAAGGGTGCAGAAGACGAAAGATGGTTATGGCCAGAAGTCTTCCGACTCATTAGAGAACTCGGACCCACTTGGTTCGTTGGAGAAAATGTTGCTGGACACGTCTCAATGGGCTTGGACACCGTGCTCTCCGACTTGGAAGAAGAAAACTACTCGACAAGGACGTTCGTATTACCGGCTGTCAGTGTCGGCGCGCCACATCAAAGATACCGGACATTTATTATTGGCCACTCCAATGACAAGCCAAAATTACAAGCCAATCCGAGAGTTGTGCCCTTCAGAAGCAAACGGCAGCCACGGGAAAACACTACCGGGATCAATCGGGGAACACTTTCCAGAACATATTGGGAAGAAAATCAACCCGCAGTTTGTGGAATGGATGATGGGACTGCCACAAGATTGGACGAAGATAGATTAAGATTCTTGGGCAATGCGGTGGTACCACAGCAAATCTATCCAATATTTGAAGCGATAGCAAAAATTGAAGGTTTATTATAAAAAAACATTTTAGTAGAAAAGGAGAATGAAAATGAAAGAATTAGATTTATTTTATAAGGCGCTGAATGAAGAATTAGATGGAAAACAGATGGAGATCGGAGACGAGTTTGTATACACATGTAATAACGCGGTAGTTATTTTTTCAATGGATACTAACGAGAAACAAGAGAAAGCACTAGGTATCCGTATTATCGGTGGTAAAGCTGTCCATATAGATACATCGTTACCGATATTCAAGTAAGAAAACTAAACAAAAATTTCATTTTGTAGAAAAGGAGAATGGATATGAAAGCATACCAAGTCAGTGATGGTGAGTATTCTCGGATATTTTTTGCTGAAACAGCAGGACAAGCTAGAAATTGTGGGAAGTGTGAGTTCGGTATTGATTTTGTCGATGTAGAAGTGAGAAGAGCTAAATGGGCTGATCAATATAAACATGAACACTTAATTCCAAAACAAGCTTATTTAGAGAACGGTTGGTGGTGGGAATGTCGATGTGGAACACCACAATACGAAGAAACTGCAATTGTTATTGGGGATATGGTTTATTGCGAAGATTGCAAGGAAAAAGCTGATATTAAAAAGAGCAGCTAGCAAAAGCTAACTGCTCACCCAAGAAAAACAGAGGAAAGATAACCATGTGTCTATATTATTGACGGAATATTGAGTTTTATTCAAGGGAGGAAGAAGAAAATGAGAGAAATTGAAGTTGGGCAAATAGTGTATGTACATGTTAGCAATATGTTTTATAGATCAGAACCTAAACTAATGGAATATATCGTATCCAAGGTGAATACAAGAAGTTTTTATGCTCATCGAAAGGATTCTGATTATGAAAGACGGTTTGATAAAAGAAAAATGACACATGAATCACTAGGGGAGATTTATAGAGCTTACTTAACGGAGAAGGAATATTGGGACATGGTTGATAGACGAAAAGAAAGTGTGGAGTTACGAAAAAAACTGAAGGAACAAATTGATAGTATGCCCCTTGAAAAACTACGCGAATTGAAAGAACAAATGATTTGAACAAAATAATCCTTTGAATAGAAAGCGAGGTTAAGAGAATGGAAGGTAACGTGAAGCTATTAGGTGCAGACGGAATGTGTGGAATGGAGTTTACAGAAAATAAGATTAACGTTTGTAATGATGAAGGATATGTAATGGAGAGTATGACAACAAGGGAGCATGTTCAGGAAGTTATTGATTTTCTTGAAGAGTGTAAAGAACAAATGGAATAGAAAGCGAGGATGTAAGTTGTTCAAACGTAAAAAGAAGACAGGCCGTATTAATAGTAGAAAAACAGTTGCACTAGGAATTGAGTTTGATAGTAAAACAGAAGCGGAGTATTACCTGTTCTTAAAGAGTAATCCTGAGGTTGTTGAGATTGAGTTGCAACCTCAGTACATGCTCCTTGAAGGGTTTTATATTACAACACGAGAGGGAAAGCGAAAGAAACGCAGAGATTGGAAATTCACAGCAGATTTTCTTGTTACTTATAAGGATGGGACACAGGAAGTAATTGATGTCAAAGGCTACGCTAACGATCGCTTTCCATATATGAAAAAGATGTTTGAATATCGTTATAAACGGGAGTTAGTTGTAGTTATGAAGGACAAGCAGAAAGGTTGGATAAGAAAATAAAGGGAGATGAGTAGATGATTCCAAAATACAAGGGTACAAGAGAGTTCATGCTGCACCGTAATGAAGAAGGTTTTGGAGGTAAACAACGTGTATGGAGTTTCGATGTATTTACGTACAAGGAGTTAATGGACCATTTAGATAACGGATGGAGAATTCACGACGAAGATAAACGTATAGCAGCATTTTATAAGAAGACAATAGCTTAATGGATAGCGGAACCATGACTAACAGTGTGGTGGGGGCTGTAGTGTAGTCATCGTTCCCTTATTCAACAAAGAGATAGTAAAATTTCACGTACCTGATGTGAATGTAAAAACCAAAATTCGAAATAGGGGGATTTACCATGACAAACATTTATCAAAACTTAGGCGAAGAAATCGAATTAATGGAAGTTGAGTTAAAGGACCTTAAATTAGAGCACAAATACTTAATGAAAAATATGCATATGAATGCTCCTAAGTTCAATGGAGTAACAGACTATAGCAAGGACCGTGTAACAGGTGGACAAATCCCGTTAGCTTTAGATGAGATAGCAGGTCGTCATGATCGTATTATGGAGAAGTCGGAGCGATTAAAACAACGTATTGCAGATAAGAAAGGATTAATGGGTGAAGCTCAGTTCATTATGAGTAAAAAGAAAGGTCTAGAACAACAGATTATTTATTTACGAGATGTAATGGGATTCAATTTAAAACAGGTTGCTAGTGAGCTAGGTTATAGCTATGACCATATTAGAAGAGTGAGTAGCAAAATGAAAAGAAGCCACAATCATGCCACAACGAAGACACACTGTTCTTGATAATTAGGTGATACACTATTATTACTGAGAGGTAGCGGAAACTACTTCAAAGTTCTTGATTTCGAGATGGATCGCTTTACAAATGTGGTGATGGTTCGTTCGATTGAATGAACTGGATTTTTAAAAAATAGGTCTAAACGAGCAGAGAGCTTCCGCTCTTTGTTTGAGCCAATATAGACGGACTACTATCTGTCACTCCTTGTGTATTGGTTCAAACAAGGCGTCGGAATAAACACATACGTCTTGATAGAAATACTTCCTTTTCACGTTATCGATTAGCCACTTCACAGGATGGTAAAAGATGATTAGCTGTTTTTGGGACTTGCTCCCCGGCGCAACTGAGCGCAGAATCATACAGGAATGGATTGACTCGAGGCACGGTTCATTTCGACTCTACGGAGTATAAACGAGAAGAGAAAGCAACATATGAGTGCTGAAAGAGATATAGGAAGCTCTTGCTCTTCTCCCAGTCGCCGAACGTAAAGCGCGTAGCTAATAAGAGCTAAAAAATTACATGATGCGGTGGCTTGGAGAAGGTTGAGAGTAATCTTGGCCTTGAAATGATTGCGAAATTCCCCTTTCGTAAATGTTTCTCCCATCCCCTTTAATATTTTTATAAGCCGTAAAAGAGCCGTTACTAAATTGTAGCGGTTTCTTTTTTGTTCATTGTAAACCGGAACTAATAATGGAATAATGTGTTGGTTCCTGGTTTAGAGTGAATAATGGACATCCTCATTTCTTTGGGAGTCGATGGAGTAGTAAAGGTTGGGATGCTACTCACCAGTTAAATAGGAAAGGGTGGTAAGGATGAAGTAGAATTATCATAGAAGGCATCCATAACGGGTGCTTTTTTCTTTGTTATATAGAAATTACACATTAAACGTGAAATTGAACAAATGGATTGTTGTTAAGGAAAGATAAGCGCAAACGTGTTGCATTTAGGGATAAGGGGTGAGGGGGATGAGTGTTGGTGTTATCGTTATATGTGGACACATATTAGCTTCGTGTTGGTTTATTGAAGATTACGAAACAAATGAATCAGTAAACTTATACGAAGAAATGCCAATGTATATAGAATATAACCCTAAATATGAAGAGTGCTTTAAACTCTCATATAAACTTATCTTTAAATACAAAGAAATGAAATCGCAGGTATTGAATCGTAAGCCGATGCTTATCAGAGCTAGGACTACTTGTTAGGGTTAACAAAACAAACGAACACAACGAACGAAAATAGAGGAGGGGAATCATGAGTCAACATGATGTTTTATTTAGCGTCACTGAAGATAGTCGAGACGGTATCAATTTTCAAGTGTACGGAAGTGAAGTTAACAACATTTTAAATCAGAAAGAAGAAGTGCTTGATGTTATGGAACGATTGAGAAAAGCATTAGTAAATGAAACGTATCCATTTAACAGACCGAAAACCGCACAAAAATAGAGATAGTTAACAAAGTGAAGTTTATGCATGGCAATTTGGCTATTGACAGTGAAAACACCTATAAACACTGCAATGTATGAGATATTAAGTATAGTTATTAAAATATAACTAATATACCGTTTTTATAGTGAAATCGGGAAATGACTGATACATCAATACTTCGTTAACATAACTAGTTTACATAAATAAGATTATAGGAAGTAGTTGTAAGGTATATATTACATTTATATCAAAAATAGGTGTGAATACCGATTTATATAATATTCATTTCCCTGTATAAATTAGTTTTCGTTATGGATTTTTAAAAATAAGATTCTTTTGAGGTGATTTCGTGCTGATCTATACAGTTATGATGTGGGACCATGCTGATACGGATATTATGTTGGCAACTGCAGACAGAGAAGAAGCGTTAAAAGAATTCGAATCATGTGTAGCATTCTCTTTGCAAGTTTGGGAAAAGGGTGAAGTACTAATTGAAATGATAAATAGTGAAGGTGAATATTTTGCTGATGGTGGATTAGAAAGATATCCAGAAAAAGGACAGCGATTATATAATGAGATAGTAGAAAAATTACAGTAGCGAGCCCGCTGCTTTTTATTTTATAAAGAAAAAAGCCCAATGCGGGGCTAGATGCTTTTCTTCATACCGCATTTACGGCATTCTCTTATATAGATAAAATCTTTAACGGAACTTTTAAATGCGGTATTTCCGCAATTATCACAGCGACCGCTGATTTTGTCAGGATGTTCTGTGTATGTGTATATTTTACTTATATCATACTCTTGTTCATGTTCTTTATTTTCCATTAGTCTCACCTACATATCAATCTGAATTAATACAGCTTAACTATAGTAACATGAAGTGCGCATCTAGTGGATGTCTTTATTTTGAAAAAGAACCCGCTGGAGTTCGGGTCCTTTTCAAAAGTGATGATGTCTTCTCGGATTAGGAAAGAGAAAAACACAAAAATATAATACAATGAGTTTCAGAGAATTTCAATACTAAATTAGGGATTACCGCGAGGTGGTGAATATGGCTAGGCAACGTAGCCCAGATCGTGACAAAGCATTTGAAATATATAAAGCAAGTAAAGGTGGGAAGCCGCTTGTCGAGATTGCTGAAGAGTTAGGTATAAGAAATCCTTCGCAAATTAGAAAGTGGAAATCTCAGGACAAATGGGATGAAAAAATAAATGGTAACGTAACTATTGCAAAAAGGAGCGTTACTAATGTTAAAAATCCCAAAACAAAAGAAAAACTAAAAGAGATTTTAGAAGATGAAGAGCTGACCGAAAAGGAACGGCTCTTTTGTTTGTATTACGTGAAATACTTCAATGGGACACAAGCTGCGTTAAAGGCTGGATACTCCAAAGATGGCGCTCATGTACAAGCTAGTCGATTATTAAGACGTGAACGAGTTTCTTCCTATATAAAGGAGCTTAAAGGTGAGTTAGTTGAGAATGTGTTTGTAGAAGCAATGGATGTCCTGAAAGAGTACATTAAGATTGCTTTTGCTGATATTACTAACTATGTGACTTTCGGGCAAAGGGAAGTTGAGTTTCAAGATGATGAAGGAAATCCGTTCACTAGAATGATGAACTTCGTTGATTTACATGAGGCTGACATGGTTGATGGCTCCATAATTACTGAGGTGAAGCTAGGGAAAGATGGTGTATCGGTTAGACTTGCTGACAAAATGAAAGCCCTAGATAAATTGGCACAGTACTTCGATTTAGTTCCTGACAACTTTAAACGCCAAATTGAAGAGGAACGCCATAAAATGCAGATGGAAGTGCAGAAAGCTCAAGTTGATAAGATTAAAGCTGACACTGCTCGTATTAAGGGTGAAGATGGTGAAGAGTACGAGGATGATGGTTTCAAAGAAGCGCTAGAAGGTAAGGTAGAGGGAGTGTGGGATGACCATGACGACGATTCCGAAGCGTAAAAAGAAACCTGCTCCATTCAAATTTAAGCCATTTTCCAAGAAGCAGCTGAAGGTACTCACCTGGTGGAAGTCTAACAGTCCCGTTAAAGATTATGACGGGATTATTTGCGATGGTTCTATTCGTGCCGGAAAAACAGTATCGATGGCTCTTTCCTATGTTATGTGGGCAATGGAATCATTCGAAGGTGAGAACTTCGGTATGTGCGGGAAAACAATTGGTTCGCACCGTCGTAACGTTATAACACCACTTAAAAAGATGCTGAAGTCTCGCGGATATAAGGTTAAAGATCACCGAAGTGAGAACATGCTTACCATTACTAAAGATGGCGTAACGAACTTCTTTTATATCTTTGGTGGTAAAGATGAGAGTTCTCAGGATTTGATCCAAGGAATTACTGCCGCGGGGATGTTTTTTGATGAAGTGGCACTTATGGTACAAAGTTTTGTTAACCAAGCAACAGGTCGTTTGTCTGTAACTGGTTCTAAAATGTGGTTCAACTGTAACCCGGCAGGACCATATCACTGGTTTAAAGAGAAGTGGTTGGATCAAAAGAAAGAAAAGAATCTTTTACACCTTAAATTCTCTATGGATGATAATTTGTCATTAGATGAGAAGACGAAAAGAAGATATCACCGTATGTACAGTGGTGTCTTCTATCGCAGATATATCAAAGGTGAATGGGCAGCTGCTTCGGGACTTATATTTGATATGTTTGATGAGAAAACACACAAGGTTGAATGCATTAATCGTAATTACGTTGAGTATTATGTGTCTTGTGACTACGGTACGCAGAACGCTATGGCTTACGGATTATGGGGTAAGTGCATTGAAGAAGGCGGCAAAGAAGTATGGTACAAAATCAAAGAGTACCATTATAGCGGCCGTGATACAGAGAAACAGAAGACCGACCAAGAATACTACGAAGACTATGAAGAGTTCGTTGGTGATCTGCCAATTAAGGGAACTGTAGTTGACCCTTCTGCTGCTTCATTTATTGCTGTATTGATGCGTAATAAGAGAAAAGTATATAAGGCTCGTAACAACGTAAAAGAGGGAATAGGTAACGTTGGTATAGCGCTTAATACTGGCAGAGCATACTTCAATGATTGTTGCGTTGAAACATTTAAAGAGTTTGCTTCTTATATATGGGATGAGAAAGCAATACAACGTGGTGAAGACAAACCTCTAAAAGAGAATGACCACCACATGGATGAAACGAGATACTTTATTAACACGATCATATTTGGATTACGTAAAAAGAAGAAAAAGAAAAGAGGTGAAGCAGCTAAATGACAAATAAAAGGAAAGTTAGTGCGAAGGTAATTAAGGCAGCAGGAACAAGTACTCAGGTGCTATCCCGTCAGCAAGAGAGTGAGAACGAGAAGTATGCCATTAATGATATTATCGAAACGCCGTATAGAATAGAAGACCTGCAGCAGATTAGAGAGAATAGCACAATTCTTGGGCAATGTATTGATGCTTACAAGCGTAATATAGCTGGGTTTGGTCATGAAATGAAATATAAGCTAGAGGATGATAAGGAAACTCCTGAAATGAAGGCAGAGTGGACTTTAGTTGATACAGAAATAATCCCGCTATTTAGCTTTGATAAGCCATTCAAAGAGATTCTTGAAACAGGTATTGATGATAAAGAAACGACAGGTAATGGTTATATTGAAGTTATTCGTAATTTAGAGGGGAAACCTGCTGAATTAATAAATATGCTACCACAGTACATGCGAGTGACACGTAAGGATAATAAACCTCAAGATGTAACATATTTAGTGAACGGAAAAGAAATTAAACGTAAGAAGATATTCCGTCGCTATGTACAACAAGTTGGAGCAGTAGATACTTATTTTAAAGAGTTTGGTGATCCGCGCTTCTTAAATAAAGAAACTGGTGAGTTTTCTGATGTTTCATTAGGAGATAAGAACGCTACTGAAGTAATTCATTTGAAGATTGGTAACGGACCGTATGGCATTCCACGTTGGGTATCGCATGTTGTTCACATGGTTGGTGCAAGGAAGGCAGAAGAGTTAAATCTTCGCTATTTCAAACAAGGTCGCCATATTCCAATGGCTATCTTATTGAAGAACGGGATTTTATCAGACGATAGTGAAGCAGCCATAGCTGATTACGTTTCAAATGTTGAAGGTGAAGATAATCAGCATAAATATCTTTTGTTACAAGTAGAAAGTGCTGAAGAAGGCGTTGTAGGTGATACGCAGCCTAATGTAGACATTGAATTAAAATCATTAGCGGATATCCTGCAAAATGATGCTCTGTTCCTTGAATATGATGAAAGGTCACGCCAAAAGGTACAGTCAGCATTCCGTTTACCTGATGTATATGTAGGGTATATCAGGGACTTTAACAGAGCAACTGCTGAATCTGTTCGCGAAATTACAGAGGAGCAGGTATTTGAACCTGAGCGAAATAATTTAGAGTTCATCATTAATAATGTTCTGCTGCTTCCATATGGATTAAAACACGTATATGTGAACTTGCGTAAGTCAGAGATTAGTAACACTGAAGATATGGTTAAAACCATTGAGGTACTGGCTGATAAGGGTGGTTTGACTTTCCAAGATGTACGTAATCTCGCTGGTAATATGTTAAACAAAGAGTTCTCAGATTACGATATACCAGAGGTAAATGAGCCAGTTGCCTTAGTTTTAGAAAGACATCGTAAAGTAGGCGGTTGGCAAAAAGGATTAGGAGAAACGTTGCAGAAGTCAGCTGATAGCGGTTCAAATGAAGATTTAATCAATGTAATGAAAGACCTACGGGACTTACTGGAGTCGATGCAAGATGCAGAAGATTGATAAGTTACTGGATTCATTAAATGAGTGGATTGAAAAGGCTGATACTGACGATTTCACATCTTCATTACCTGCTGATCTAGAAGTATTGGACATGTTACCAGGATACGTTGAAGAGTTCGAAAAAGAAATCGCTAAACTACTTCGGAAGCAGAAGAAATACTTCGTCGATGGGATTAAGAACTATACGAAAAAGGATGCTGTAGAGAAGAGTATCAAGATAAAGGATATTATTGATTTTGTCACTGGTAGCCTATTTGGAGCGGATACCTTCGCCAAAAGCTTGAGTAAAGCAGCAAGGAAGTTTCTTGATTACACGATGAAGGACATGGCAAAAGCTTTCATGGATGCAATTGACCCGGATATCCAGTTCGATATCTTCTCAAAACGTACTACAAAGTGGATTGATAGTTGGTCTGATGAATTAGGAAAGATCATGAAGATTAACTCTCACAAAGCAGTAGAACGTATCTTAAACGAGGGATTGGAGAAGGGCAAAGGCATTAAAGAAATTGCGAGGGAACTTGCAAAGCTTCCGGAATTCGACCGTAAAAGAGCGAAGACTACAGCGCAGACAGAAGTCCTTGCAGCATGCTCTGCTTCTCAATTTGAATCATATCGCCAATCCCCTGCGGTTACGGGTAAGAAGTGGCGTCATAGCGGTGCGAAGAATAACCAACCACGTGACAATCATGTGGCGTATGACGGTACAACGGTACCAGTAGAGGAAGAGTTTGAACTGCCTGGATCTGGTGAGAGGTGTATGTTTCCTCGTGATAGTTCTCTATCTGCTAAAGAAAGAGTTAACTGCAAATGCGTTATGTCTCCTTCAGTAGATAACAATATATTAGGTCTATCTGAAGAAGAGAAGCAGAAGATTAGGGAAGAAACTTTGAAGGAGTTGGGTAGGAAATGAAAACTTCTAAAACTATGCTAATTCATATTTGAAAGGAGGTGAATAAATGAAAAAACGTAAGCTGAAGAACTTGCAAGTTTCACATGTCTCTTATGTAGAGAATGGAGCGAACCAACGCAATTTCTTTTTGACGAAATCAGAAGAACAACCAAACTTTGAAAAGCCTGTGAAGGTTATTAAGTCTGATGATGAAGCAGAACGTCTTGTCTATGGAATTGTATATGAGCCGGATACAATCGATGCTCACGGAGATTTCGCAGATGCTAAGACAATCGAAAAGGCAGCACACGAGTTTATGCTCAAGTACCGCCAAATCGATAAGAATCACGATTTTGTAGCAGGAGTTGGAGAAGTTGTTGAATCATATATTGCACCTGCTGATATGGAGCTTAATGGCGAACCTGTAAAGAAAGGTACATGGATTCTTACTACGAAAGCAGATGAGGAAACATGGGAAGCCGTTAAGAAAGGTGAGTTCCAAGGTTATTCCCTTGCTGGAGTTGCCGAAACAGAAGTGATTGAGGAAGAAGTAACGAAAACTGAAGAGAAACAAATGAAGTCCTTCTTCCAATTGGTGAAGGGCTTTTTTGGTGGAGAAAACGTTCAAAAAGGCGAGGTTAGAGATAAATTTAACCAGAACAAACACCGCCGAGATGTTAATGCTTCATTCTCTGCTTTAGAAGATACTTTTTACCAATCACTTTGGAATGCCCCTACTGCTGATACTATCGACTTAGATCGTATTGAAGCAGCTGCACTCGAATTTGTTGAGATTATCAATGAATTGAAGGGTACAGAAGCAGTTGTAAAAGCATGGGAGGACAAACCTGTTGTATCTCTTGCTGAAGAAGTAGAGAAAGCAGGTAAGAAAATCAGTGCTCCAAATATGGCAGATATCGACGCTGCTATTGAGTCATTAACAAATCTAAAAACACGCGTCACACCTTCAACGGAAGGCGCAGGAAGTGAGGAAGATAATATGAATCAAGAACAATTAGCAAAAGCGCTAGAAGATGTTGTAGCACCGCTTAAAAAGGAGCTAGAAACAGTTAAGAAACATTTAAATATCGAACCAGAAAAGACACCTGAGGAACTTGCGGTTGCGAAAGCGGTTGAAACTGCTACTGCTCCAATTTTAAAGGAGTTAGAAGACCTTAAAAAATCTCAAGGTATCAGTAATCAAAAAGATACTGACGGTCATACAAACGTACAAAAATCTGCTGGCGGTTACGCTGGATACTTTGGTAACTAAGGAGGAAACACATATATGAATAACGGACAAATTATTGCAGGTGGTTCTACAGATATCGTTTTAAAGGATGTAAATGTACCATTACCACAGGCTGAAGCAGAAGCGTTTTTACGCGACACAATTAATAAAGCTACAGTATTACCTAAGTTAAACCCATACTACAAGAAAGCTCCTGCTGGAAATATCGATACATTAAGCGTAGGTAAGCGTAAATTACGTGAAGCGTCTAAAAACGATACTCCGACTGGTGTTGGTTCAATTGCTCCAGGGCAAATCCCTTATGCTGTTAAGAAAGTCAAATGGGATGAATGGATTCAAAATGACGATGTTTGGTATGCAATAGCATCCCGTGGTCAAGATGTTGGAGAAGTAATTTACAGCATGATTCAAGAGCAATTTGGTACGGATTTACAGGACTTAGCCTTTAATGGTGATACTTCTTCTGCTGATCCATTCGTTAAAATTATTGATGGATTTGTTAAGAAAGCAAAAGTATCTACAAATAAAACTGATTTGGCTGCAAACGACGTAACTATTCAAGCGTTTGTGGACCATGTAGCAGTATTACCTGATAAATATAAAACTCGTAATGACATTGCATGGTTTATTACACAAAAAACTCATGACAAGTTAATGTCACTATTAACTAATCGTCAAACTAATTTAGGTGACGCGGTATTAGTTGATGGTAAAGTTTCAAAATTAGTAGGTTACCAGGTTGAGATTGTACAAGAAATGCAATCAGGATTTGCTATGCTAACTCCACGCGAGAACTTAAAACCTGTATTTACTCGCGACTTACGTTATAACCGTACTGCTCAAGGCGCAACCGCTGCTGCTAAAGACGCAACATACCACATCTTATTTGCTTACTTAGACTGCGTAATCCGTGAAGTTGATGCAGTTGCATGGATGTCAGGTTCTAAGCTATAAGAATAGGAGGCTAGAATAATGCCATACGTACAATATAAAAATGAGAGAGGCGTTCTTCATATTGGTGAAGGGCGTTTTTTTCATGCAGGTGAACCACAAAAGGTTACTGCAAAAGAACGTGATGAATTATTAGATTCATACGAGGATCTAGAGGAAGTAAAAGAACCATCTAAATCTAAGAATCCAGAAGCAGGTGAAGTAAATGCCTAAGATTCCAAAAGATATTGGTAAAGGCGGCGCTTATTTAAACACTGATTTAGGTACGTTGTTAACATCGATTGTAGATGACCTAAATTCTTTAAAGTCTCAAAATGATGATTTGAAAGCAAAATACAACCAGCACATTAATGATGGAAAACATCGTGTAGCTACTGTTGTAGATGCAGCTGCTCCTAACTCGACAGTTTCATCTACAATTACAACAACTAAATAAGGGAGTGATAAGTATGACACTTATTACTGCTCAAGAATTAATTGATTACACTGTACTGCCTGAAGTGAAGAAACGTCCTGTTCCTCTATTGGAGCAGGATATACTTGAGGCAGAAACAGAGATTAATAATATTCCTAACATAGCTGATTTTGCTGATAAAACGAAATTCCCGGTAATTCCTGAAGTGGTAAAGCTAGCTTGTAAGAAGTTGGCGCAGTATTATGCGTATATAAATGCTGATACTACTGCAATGAAGGGGATTAAGTCTGAAAGTGTTGGTGGTGGAGATTATTCTTATACAAAGGATAGCTCAAGTATCACTAAACCTGATGTGCTTAATTTATTAAAAGGGTATATACCTAATGCAGGTAAAAAGAAAGTCACATTCAAAATGAGGGTCATCTAATGTCACTGCAAGGGATGATGGTTCACGAGTGTGATATTTACCATTTGCAGAAGGGAACAAAGCCAGGTAAGTATGGACAACCAGGAGAAGAAGTGTACTCATACAAGGAGATCCCTGATATAGCAGAACAAAGCTGCTACTTTGTAGAAAGTACAACTGCTTCTATACAATCAGTACCAAACCAAGTAAACAACCAAGAAATTAGAGTGTTGTTTATGCCGGATGCTGATGTTAAGCATAATGATAAAACAATCAAAAAAGATACGAATGTCACTTACTATATACGCAATCCCTTTCCAGTAAAGAATCCACGTACTGGTGAGGTTTCACATATAAAAGCCATAGCAGAGAGGAAGAGTGAGCCGTGGCTAACCAAATAACGACTAGAGGATTCCGTGAGTTCAGCGCCAAGTTGAACCGTATGGCAAATGGACTGGATCAGAACGTTGCTTTATGGCTTGAAGCTAGCGGATTTCAATTTCTAGAAGAGGTTCAAAACCAAATTATTTCATTAGCAGTTGTTGATACAAGGCGACTGCTTAATTCGTTTGATAAGGGCGGAGATGGGAACATATGGCGCTCCTCTGATGGCGGTTTAGTGTTAGAGGTGGGAACAAATGTGGAGTATGCGAAGCTTCAGAATGACGGATGGCAGCAGGTACGGCGATTCGTCCCAGGAAGATGGGAAGGTCACAATTTCGAATATGATCCGCATGCACCTACCGGAATGATGCTGACTGCTAAATTCATAGAGGGGCGTCCCTACTGGGATAATGCAATAGCAATCTATGAGCGTATGTTCCAAACTGCATTTGACCGGAAATTCCGTCAGTGGGTAAATGGAGGTTAGGTTATGTACGCACAAATACATGGCTCTATGAAGGCTTTTGTCTTTGATAACTTGCCAAAAGGTACATTTGCTTATCATGACCAGGTTCCGGAAGAAATAAGAATCCCTTCTGTTCACTTTCCGCATTTATCAACGAATGATTTGAAAAATACAAAGGACCATTTCACCTTACTGTACACCATGACAGTGAGGTTTTTTAATGCAACCACAGAAGAAGCGATGGAGCTTGCTGATGAGATTGCAAATAAGATAAGGCACAGCGGTTACACATTGAGTCTTCGTAATGAGGATGGAAGTGAATCGACTGATGATGTCTATTTTCTCAGAGTGACTACTGCTCCAGTTGTAGTTGGCTCTGCTCAATTAACAATGATTTTTGAATATCAACAAACTTATTTAAATTAAGGAGCGTGAACATATATGGCCGAAACACCTGCGGTTAAAAACAAAATGTATCGTGGTGATGAATATATCATTGCTGCCATGATTAAAGATCCAGTAGATCCATTAAAGAAAACATTGGTCCGTCCATTTGACCAAAACGAAGAATCTCACAGTATTGAAGCAGATGAGATTGAAGCAGAGTCAAAGGATAGAACGATTAATGACTACGGTAAAGTGTCTGAGACTCGCTCATTCGGTTGTACATTATCAGAGGGCGACCCGTTCTACCCTGCTGCTAAGGCTGCGATTCGAAACAAAGAGTACATTGAAATTTACGAAATTAATAAACGTACAAAAGAAGCAGAAGTCGGCATGTATATGCTAACTTCTTTCGAAAGATCTTCTTCTACAGGGGAATTTGTTTCTTACTCAGTCGAGACAAAATTATCTGGTGCAACACGCAAAGAAACATTAACTGAAATTCCTAAGGGAGCAGGAGAATAAAGGGCGGTTTATACCGCTCTTTTTAAATTTGAAAATTACATCCAACTAAAAGGAGATTGATATATATGCGTTTTGAAATCAACGGAAAAGAACACGAATTAAAACTTACTTACGGTTCTATTAGTGAACTGAACAAAAAATACCAAGGTGGAGCGCAAGAGGTTGTAGGTGCATGTATTCAAGGTAACTTGGAAATGTTTGAAGATGCTATCTACTTCGGATTGATGCATACAGGCGAAGGTGTTACTCGTGAAAAAGTAGTTGAGGAGATTACAAAAAAATTCGAACAGGAAAAAATTTCGCAGCAGTACATTGAGGACGTATTGCATGAGGTTATTGCGGATAATTTTTTCTACAGAGCGAAGACGAAGCAGCTAAAAGCGAAAATGAAGAAACAGTTAGTGGCGAAGAATCCGGAACTGAAGGAAATGGCGGACGAAATGTTCGGAACGGACGAAGAACAAGAGATTTCACTCGAGAAGAAATAGACAAAGTTCAGCAGGACGGGTTCAGATACTTAGGTAAATCTGCACCTGAGGTAATGAACCTATCTCCTCGTGAATTCCAAAATATGATGACTGGTCAAAAAGAAAAGCAACTAGACGAGCTACAAGCATTTAGTATGTTTGCACTTATGATGCGTACTGCTTATCACTACGACACTAAAAAGACGTTAAAAGCAAAAGACCTATTTGATCGTTCGAAGGTAGTTACTGAGGAAGAGGCTAGAAAAACCATCGAGGACAAAGTAAAGAAAGCAGAAGAAAACATGGAATTCCTACAAAATCTCAACTTAGGTTGAACGAAAGGTAGGTGAGATTTTGGCGACACAAGAAGAATTAGTAGTCCAGTTTAGGGCTGAAACAGATCAGATTCGAAGAGAATTAGCAGAGATGCAGCGGGAAATGAATAATTTTGTTAGGAATACATCTCAAGCATCTTATCAGTATAGAAATAGTCTTGAAAATATGGGTGATGCGACTAGTGAGTATAGCCGTCGTTTACGACAAATGAAGGCGGAACAACGGGAAGCTATGAGACCTCATATCGAAGAGTTAAAGCGCACTAAATTAGCTTATCTTGATGCTGCTATGGGAATGGCAACATACTCAGGAAGTGCAAAAGATTTAATCGCCCAAGTGAATGAAATTGGTAAAGCTGAAAAAGCTGCTAATGATGAGATTATGAAACTCGACAGAATGAAGCAGGCTAGTATTTTACAAACAATCGGTATGTTGAATAACATGTCTACTACTTCTAGCAAGTTACAAGCTAATTTGAAACAAATGGGCAACCCATTATATAACCTTTCTAGAGGTACATTAGCAGCAACAAATGCAATGGAACGATTGGCAAATAGAAGTTCTGCTGCTCAATTAGCTTTAGAGTTCCTTGGCCCTAATGCGAATATGAAGCAGTTAAATGATCAGATTCGTATTATAAACCAATCCATAATGGGTATGGGACAAGCGTTCATGGTAGTAGGAGTAGGGGCTGTGCTGTTCTACGGCAAATTACACTCAGCCAATATGGAAATGAACCCTAAATATGCAGAAGCCTACAAAAACATGATAGAGGCCTTAACTGATGCTTTAAAACCAATGCGTGATGCTTTTGCTGCTCTTATGATACCAATTTATAACACTGTCACTGCTATGGCGAAAATGGTCACGGCATTTAATGAGGCACATCCTGCATTAGCAAGGTTTATACAGGGGACCATGATGCTTGTTCCAGCCTTAACACTCCTATTGCTACCCTTAGGGGCGGGAATGGGATTATTAAAAGGATATAGAGCTGCTTTTGCTGCTTTATGGATGATTATTAAGCCAGCGGTATTAGTTTTAGCTATGGCAAGTCCTGTAGCCTGGGCGTTAGCGGCGGCTATTACTGGATTGGCAGTTGGATTCGCTTATGCATATAAACATGTCGAGCCATTTAGAAATGCGATTCAAAATACTTTGAAGGTACTCGAAGGCTTTTGGAAGGTCTTAACTGGTAAGAAGGATGCTGGTGAAGAGCTAATGCGAGCAGCTGGGTTATCCGATAATACAATCGCTAAAATTTCAGGAGCAGTCGGGAAACTTCATTCTGCATTAAACGGAACAAAATTATTATTCCAGGCTTTTTGGCAAGAACTGAAGAGTCGAGGAAGTGCTGATAAAGATTTATTACATGCTGCTGGATTATCCGATGGAGCTATAAATGCATTCACTGGAGCTGGTGCAAAAATCGGTCATAATTTAAATGCCATTAAGATGTTAATTGGAGCGTTTGGACAAGAGCTAAAAAAACAAGGTAGCGCAGATCAGGATTTATTAAGGGCTGCTGGTATATCGGATAGTGCCATTAATGCTTTTACAAGCGCAGGAGCAAAGCTAAATCACGGTTTAAATTCTATAAAATTGTTACTCAAGGCTTTTGGTCAGGAAGTGAAAGCAGGTGGTACTGCTGACATAGACTTGCTAGTTGCTGCGGGTATTCCGGTAGGGGCAATCGAAAAGGTTGTCTCTTTTGGTCGTGCAATAAATAGTGCGCTAAATGTAGTGAAAGCGATTATAAAAGGTTTCGCTGCTTCGCTTGCAGGTAATAGTGATGGCGGAAGGCAAATCATGCAAGCTATTGGATTAAATGAAAATCTAATAGCAATGATTACAGGATTTGGCGATAAGATACGTGCGGCACTAGAAACTATCAAACAAGCGATTGTTAGTGCGTTTCAAGGGAACTTTGCGCCTCTAGTTGAAATATTTGCTAAGTTAATTCCGACACTTATAGGCATATTAGTAGGTGGTGTACCTGGATTAGTAATTGGTATTACGATGATGTTTTCACATTTATCTAATGCTATAGGCGTGGGCGGAGAAGTAATGGTACAAAAATTCGGTGAGATTGTAACGACCGCATTAACTGCCTTTACTAATTTTATATCTACACAACTTCCTATGGTAGTAGAAAAAGGCGTTCAAATCATTGTTAGTCTGATTCAGGGTATCACACAAGCTTTACCGCAAATCGTCTTGGCTTACACACAAATTATGACAACGTTTGTGACTGGAATTTTAACTCTGCTCCCTCAAATTATCACTGTTGGGATTTCATTGATAACAACGTTGATTTCGGCAATTGTCCAGGCACTGCCTCAGCTGATTGATACGGGATTAACGATTTTGAATACATTGATTCAAGGGATTACCCAAGTTTTACCGATGCTTATAGAATGCGGAATTCAAATCATAACAACGCTGATTTCTGCGATTGTTCCGTTAATACCGCAGCTGATCGATTCGGGTATTCAAATTGTATTAGCGATCATTAACGGGATTATCCAAATTCTACCCCAGTTAATTGAAGCAGGAATTCAAATACTTGAGTCATTAGTAAATTCTATTGTTCAAAACTTACCTTTAATAATTGATGCTGGTATTCAAATTTTGAATTCATTAATCACAGGGATTATGCAGGTTTTACCTTTAATCATAGATGCAGTGATGCAAATTATTTCAAAGTTTGTAGATATTGTATCTCAAAATCTACCTCGTATTCTTGATTCGGGGATTCAAATCCTAACGAAATTAATTGAGGGAATCTTAAAAGTACTTCCTCAAATCATTGATGCGGTCATGAAAGTGATTGATAAATTCGTTCAAGTCGTTGTACAAAACCTCCCTAAAATACTAGAGTCAGGTATGCAAATTTTGATGAAGTTAGTTGATGGGATTTTGAAAATGCTTCCTCAACTAATAGAGGCTGTTATAAAAATTATTGATAAATTTACGCAGGTAGTAACTCAAAATCTCCCTAGAATTTTAGAGTCGGGAATTCAGATGTTAATAAAACTAGTAGAGGGAATTATTAAAATGCTCCCTCAAATTGTGGACGCGGTCGTAAAAATTATTAGTAAATTTGTTGAAATTGTGTCTCAAAATTTACCCAAGATAATTGAAGCTGGGGTTCAAATCCTAACCCAATTAATTGTAGGAATACTAAAGGTTTTACCTCAATTAGCAGCCGCGGCAATCACGATTATAGGCAAATTAGTCGAAGTATTTATTTCTAATTTACCTAAATTACTTGAAGTAGGAGCAAAATTAATCATTGCATTAGCTAAAGGTTTACTTACTGTAATAGGAGAGGTAATTAGTGGAGCGAACAAAATCGGAGAGAGTATAACTAATACCCTTCGGAAAGTGGATCTAGTTGCTATTGGTAAAAACATCATTCAAGGACTTATAAATGGTATTGGTTCAATGGCTTCTGCAGCATGGGAAGCAGCAAAAGGAGTTGCTAATGGTGTCAAAAATGCCGTTACAGGAGCATTAGGCATTCACTCGCCATCCCGTGTCATGAGGGATATCGGACATTACATCGGACAAGGTTTAATTAAAGGGTTAAATCACATGATTAATCCTGCTGTTAAAGTAGCTCAGGATATGGCTAGTGCAGTAAAGGATAGCTTTAGTGTGCTAAACGATAATATCCAACTAGGAGATGTTGTAGGCGGAAAATTAGCAGCTGATGTTCCTAATATATCTACAGGATATACTGCGCCTAACACTCTATCCCGAGCAAGTGCAAGGTCTACGTTTGGACAAGGTCAGTTAATCAAAAATGATTCTACAAATAATACGAACCAAGTTGTACAGCACAATACGGTTAACATTGAAATGCCTAAAGATTCAACTGCTGCTGAAGCACGTAGAGAACAAAAACGAGCGAGCAGAAACTTAATGTTAGGAAGGGGGCTGACTACGTAGTGGAGCGATTAATATTTACAAATTCACGCGGAGACACTGTTCACATTGGTGGCGGTCAGTCTCCTTTTTTATTGAGTTTAGTTGGTGGCCTAGGAGATGTTCAAACGGAAATTCGAACGCAAAAAAATTCATTTACGGATGGTTCTCACTATATCGATTCGGTATTCGAAGAAAGGGAAATCCCTGTTTCATTTGTTATTGAGGGTTCTGAGTATAGTGAGGTTTCAAAGCGTAGAATTGAATTGACCAAGTGTTTAAATCCTAAGTTCGGTCAGGGTGTATTAACTTATATCAACGATTACATCACTGTTAGTATTCACGCAGTATGCGATACATTGCCTGTTTATCCTGATGGTGCAGATAGCCGTGGTAGAAGATTTCAAAAAGGCGAGGTTAACTTCATTTGCCATGACCCACTATTCTTTACAGAAAGAAAACGAGATGATTTAGGGGCGTGGATAGAAACATTCGAATTCGCTTTTGAAATCCCTAACGATACAGGGATGCAGTTCGGATATAAAGATCCACAGTCAATTGTAAACATAATAAATGATGGCCATGTAGAAACTGGTATGGAAATCGAAATAAGAGCATCGGGATCAGTAAAGAATCCTTCAGTCCTTAATGTGAATACAGGTGAGTATATAAAAATTCTTAAAACAATGGTTGCTGGTGAAGTGATTACGATTAATACAAATCGTGGTGTTAAAACTGTAACTAGCAGTATTGAAGGGAAAATAGCACGTAAATTAGATTTAAACAGTACGTTCTTTCGGTTAGATGTAGGTGGTAATTTACTAAAACATGACGCTGAAGAGAAATTCGATATGATGGAAATGAGTGTATATCACACTCCTAAATTGCTGGGGGTGTAATGATGGAATTATATGTGTTCAATATGGATTTTGAATTTCAAGGAGTGATAGATATCTATCGCTCTTTTTCTTTTGAAAGAAGCTATCACAGTATTGGTAAGATGTTGCTGGTTCTAGACTTCACACAAGACGCGTTAGAGCTTCTGCAAGACGAATTTATTATCGTGAAGCGAGAAGACTTAAATAATCCGTGTGAAGCAGCTATTATTACGAATCGTACCATTGAAACAATTGGTAACCAAGTTGTATTTAAGGTTGGTGGATTTTCACTTAACTGGTTCTTATATAGAAGGTTTGTCTGGGGGCAGCAAAGGTATAGTGGTGATATTGACCATGTACTAAAGCAGTTTGTCATTAAGAATGCTATTACTCCTGATAACAGCAATCGTGTTATTCCAGGACTGACAGTTTCATCAAGTAAAACATTTGGCATGACTGAAGAAGTATCTACAGGGAAACAGTTGTCTAATATATTTGAGGAGATTGGGATAAAACATGAGGTTGGTTGGTGTGTTTTGTTTGATTTAAAAAACAAAAAGTTCGTATTTGATGTGTATCAAGGGTTAGATTTAACACCTGATCAGGCAGAGAACGAACCTGTTGTTTTTTCTGTTCAAAATGAAAATTTACCATCTCAATCATATCTGCACAGTATAGATGATTTTGCGAATATGGCTTTGGTTGCAGGAGCTGGAGAAGGTCCTGCGCGTAAAACTGAGGTTATAAATGATGAGATTTCAGGGTGGAAACGAAGAGAATTATATGTGGATGCCCGTGATATTTCGGATGAGGATGCGGATGGTACTGTAATCCCTGATGCTACGTATAAAAAGCTATTAGTGTCCCGTGGCAATAGTAAATTAGCTGAATCCAAGGTCATAGAAACACTTGATAGTGAAATCTATCATAACTCTCAATACGTGTACAAAAGAGATTATGACTTAGGAGATAAGGTGCTGATAGAAAGTGAATGGGGTGTCCATTTGAAAACAAGAATTACTAAAATAGCTGAAATTTATGAGAATGGAATGCTTACAATACAGCCGGAATTCGGAACAAATATTCCAGATTTGAAAAATTTAATGATGGGAGGTAGATAAAGTGGAGAAATTTAGCTTTTTTAACAGTGTAAATGGTGACAGAAGATATAAAGCTGAAGATTGGGCCAACTATTTTAATAAATTTATAACGAATGGATACTTCCCGAACATCGCAAGTAACTTGCAGGTAATAGCAAGCGGAACCAATATGAAAGTTACTTTACGTGCTGGCGCTGCTTGGATAAATGGTTATATGTATCAGAATACTACGGACTTTGATTTAACAATCCAAACAGCGGATGCAGTTAATTCACGAAAAGATCGTGTGGTATTACGATTAGATTATGAAAAACGGGAAATTAAAGCATATGTGAAGAAAGGGACTCCGTCAGGTTCTCCAGTATCTCCTGCTTTACAACGTGATGCAGATGCTTATGAGTTAGCAGTAGCAGAGATTTATGTGCGAAATGGTGTAGTCGTTATCACGCAAGAAGCAGTAACAGATGTGCGCTTAAACAAAGATTTATGTGGTGTTGTTAATTCTTTATTACAAGCTGATACAACAATGATTTTTAATCAATATTGGGATTGGTTTGTGCGAACGAAGCAGAAATATGAAGAAGATAATTCAGTAATTGTGTCCGACTTCCGTAAATTCATGGAAGATGAAAAGAAGCGATATAACACGGAATTTACTGCATGGTTCCAAAACTTAAAGAATGTATTAGATACTAACACGGCTGGTAACTTACTAAACGAAATTAACAAGATAAACGATAAATGGAATGCTACGTTAGTTGAATTGGATAAGAAGTCACAGGCGTTGCAGCATGGATTAAACGTAGTAAACGCACCAGTAGCTTCTCCTTTAAATATTGAGATTCAAGGGCGTACATTGGCAAATTTATTGGGGCAAACTTCTCTTGATCCATCAAAATATTATGTGTACATTCCAGGTAAAGGTACAACAAAGATTACAGTAGGCAGTAACACGTATGAGGGGAATGTTAAATTTACGGGGCAATCTACTGTTTCTTACACGATTAAGCAGGATTTACGGGGGAAAGTATTAGGAAGTACTGTAGCTAATGGGCACAGTGCTAAATATCTATCTAACTCTACAACACCACAGCCTACCTCTTCTGGGTACCAAGAGTTTACAGACAGTACAGGTGATTCGACGTATCCAAGCTTATATAGTTTAGATGGGTCTATATCTAGGTTAGGCTCGACAACCAATGGGAATATGACGCACCATTTGTTCTCATTCGATATCATCCGCACTCTGCAAGATAAATTTGGTCCTCAAATTTGGCAAGGTAAAACCACTTTAGCTGATAAGGTTACGATTGCTAAGCAGGTAACTACAAAGTTGACTTGCAACTGGTGGGGCTTCGGTAGTAGCGCAGGAGGAAATAAAGCTAATTTTCTTAGATACAATTCAAGTTATCAAGTTGATGGTCCAATAAGGACACACACGAGTAACGCTGTTGATAAACTTGGAAGTAGTAGTGCAACTCCAAATAACTTAATTGATTCCAATGGTTTCGTTAACTTTCTTGCATACGCAGAACCATCAAATGGAATAACACCATCTGTAATCAATACAGACTACGTAGAGCTAGAGCTTGAAGCAAACACAAGCTTACCATTGCTAGAAGATGCTCTATACGAAGTAGACCAAGCGACATATAACAAAATTAACGTAGATCCAGAGTTTAGTGGTCAAAAACTAATGGACAAGTTTCCGTATGTGCAGGGTGTGCAACATTTAAATCCTGTGGTGGTTGCTGAAGGAGGGAATTTGATTCCTCCTTTTAGTGATGTGTCATGGTCTATACATCAAAATGCTAAAGTAAATAATCCGTATGAATTATCTTTAGCATCAACTGCTAACTATCAAAATAGCAGTGTACCCCTAAATTTAATCAAAGGATCTACCTATACATTTTCTGTTGACAATATTGTTGGAAAAGGTGGTTCTTTATATATAAAAATTGATAACTCTTACTACACATTATTTGACACTACTAAACAAATAACATTTACTGTGCCACAAAATGCGAGTTCTATAACAGCATCATTTACAAATAATGCGAATTCAGGTGTGTTTACAGTTAAAAATCCGATGTTAGTTTTAGGAGACAAACAAAAACCATTCGTACCAAGAAATCCATCGTACCTGTACACAAATACTGTATTAGCAGGTCAAAACGGTGTAAACGATGTTCTTTTTCAAGAGGACGGGCAGTGGAAGGTACTACGTAAATGGTCAATTGATAAGAATACTAAGGCTATTACACTACTTCCGCAAGCTGTAGTAGAAACCGTACAGGTTGAAGGTGAGCTTGCTGTGAGTGGTACGACGCAGATGAGCGTGGATAGTGGTGTTGTGGTGAGGGAGAAAGTAAAACCGATTCTATTAGGTGGTAATTATTTTATTAACAATTCATCAGATTCATCAAGGTTACAATACCAGGCTAGTAATGTTTTAAATGTATTTAAAAATGGAATAAAAGATTTGAAATGGGTTACGGGTACTAGTTCAAGTGCTTTTGGTAAAGTGAGAGCAAACATTCCCCAACAAGATTTTGACCCAACAGCCGAATACACAGTAATATATTCCGTCTTGGATAAGCATCTTTACACAACAAACGTAATCGATGCAAAGGTGATGTATAACCAATCCCTAGCATCCACAGTGCGAGAAACAGTAGAAAAACAAGCTGATAATTCCACATTACTATTCGCTCAACAAGCTAAAGTCAGTGAGTTAACAGCAAAAACAAGAGAATATGGGCTACGATTAACTCCGCGCCGTTCTGGCAAAGACGAGAATGATATCTTTACAGTCACAGAATACAAAATGGCTAACGGCACGGTTAGAAAGCGTTCAGTGTTATCGAATCCAAATTCATATGGAAACTACGTATTAAGGACTGAAACAGAGTATTTCGAGAATGGCACTATACAAAAAGTAACTTTGCTCGATTTGATTTATGATGTGGACGGAAACTTTATAGATGAGGTGGAGCGCACATGAATGTTCTAGCGGATCATGGAATTATAGGCGGTAATGCGAATCCACTATATAAGAAGGCGTACTTAAATAAAATGGGTACGATTATTTTAGACGCGACCAGAATTCCGAAATCAGAAAATGTTATATATCTTGGCGATGACAAGATACTTGTTGTCGCAGAGGATAAAACGAGCTTTGTTTATAGTTTGAAAGGATTTGCGAAGTCCACGCCTACAGGTAATATAACAAACCTACCAAGCGAAATTACAACTTTTATAAGATTGCTTGAATTAGGGGATTACTTTGGTGTGTGTACGTTAAGTACCATAATCATTTATAACAAAGCTACACAAAATAAAGTGAAGGAAATCCCTTATAGCAGTGCTAGTACAATCAATGATCTTTTTTATGTAGATCAAGATACTACTTTATTAATGTCTGTCTGGAGTAGTGGAGGCGAAGGTTTTCACTTTGATAAGAGAACGTTAACGATAACAAAAAAAGTAACCTTTTCAGGATTCACCTCTAACTATATGGGTGGGTCTTTTTTAGAAGGTGATTTTCTTTATTATTACATGGATAATGCTATAAAAATATTTAACTGGAAAGATGGAAAATTAGTTCAATCAAAATCACTCCCTATCAACGGAAGTCAAACATATTATGGATTTGGACGAGTCGGAAATAAAGATGTAGCTGTTATCTGGTCTGATTTAGGGAATGAAATAACAAAATTCTTTAGTATCTACAATAAAACAACACTTGTACAAGACCCTGCGAAAGGACTAATTTATGTGCAATTGGGAACATCGGCAACCATCTTGAAACAGGAGAGGTTACGGAATGTTGTGGTTTGTGATCGTAGATTTATTGAGATACACAAACCTAAAAAAATCTCACAATATGCTGTGAATTACTCCATGAGCGAGGACAATACTGCAATCGGTAATATGATGACGTTTGATAATGATAAATACGCATACTCAGTAAACACAGCAACTAGAGAGATTACTATTTATCGCGTTGTAAGAGAATAGGAGGGATAACATGATATTTATTAAGTTGAGTAAAACAGGAAGTATTGAGTTTATACACCACGATCCATTGAATCCATACTACGGCTTAGGGACAGAAGAGGAATTGAAGGAACTTGAAGCAAATGGAGAGGGGGTGTTATTAGATCAGTTACCAGATGCACAAGGAACACCTGGCAAACAAGCTGTTCTAAAATATGACAAAGAAAAAGGGTTGTACTACGAATATATAGATGTGCCTATTACTCCTGAACAAGAAGTACAAGATTTAAAAAAGCAGCAGGAAGAATTGTTGAAGGAAAATAGTCAGTTAGGGCAGCAGGTAAGCGATTTAGAGATACAGTTAATGCAAAAAGAAGAAGAATCTGCTTTATTAGGCCAACAACTTAGTGAAATGGAAATTAAACAACTTAAAAATGACAAGGATGTTACCGCATTAGGTCAACAAGTGAGTTCGTTAGAAATTGAAGTATTAAAACTACAACCAACAACTGGAGGTACAAATTAATGACGAATACAACTGAAAACACTGAAGTGAGAAGCCCTGATTTTGAAAAGTGGAATTTCCGTTATCAAAAGAATTGGTGTACGAAACCACAATTAGTCATGGTAGTAGAGTTAGAGCGACTTACAGCTGACGAATACAAATTAATTACAAAGTTAGAGTATCCAAACTTACAATAGTGTAGGTTTTTTATTTTGGAAAAAGGAGCTGAACCAATGCAAGAAATTCAAGATTTAAAGCAAGAGATCCAACAAATCAAGTCAGATCAAAAGGATATGCAGCGCGATATCCGCAGCTTAGAAACACGTACAACTGTCAATGAAAAGGACATTGTAAATATAAATAAGCTTCTTGATAAAATTAGCGCCAATACTACATGGATTCTCCGCATTATTATTGGAGCAATTGTAGCTGGATTATTAGGATTATTAATGAAAGGTGGCATGTAATATGTCAAAAGAGAATATCAAAAAACGACTCCGCAATTGGAAGACCTGGATTGCGGTTTTTTCTTTGCTTGGATTTTTGTTTACGAAATTCGGGGTGCCAGAAGCTAAGACTTTCTTAGATGAACTGGCGCCTTATTTATTATCTGTTGGTATCGCTTTAGGAATTTGGTCAGATCATGACGTTAATCAAAAAGGAGATGTTGAATAATGGGGAAATTAGCTGGTTCAGGTGGTCACAACTCTATCGTTCAAGGTGCAAATAGCATTTATGGAAAAGAACATGTTGAAGATAGACTTTTTCTTGATGCAGTTGCAAAATATGTACAAGCAGCAGGATGGGGCTATGTAAATTGTTCTGACGAAGTAGGGAAAACTCAATACGATGTATGGAATAATGCAGCAAATAATCACTTGCGAGTTGTGGATAGTGGTGTAGATTTACAGTTTCATTTAAACGCCACACCAGGAGGGACAGGTTGTGAAGTTTGGTTACACCCTTCATATGGGGACAGAGAACTAGCAGCTAAAATTTCAAAAGCTATGGCTGATGCGTTTGGTTTAAGGGACCGAGGAATTAAGTTTTCAACTGAATTAGGGTGGATTAATAAAACAAAAACAGGCTTATTACCGGAAATTTGCTTTATCGATAATGAAACAGATATGCAAAAGTACCGCGCTAACTTTGATAAAGCAGCTAAAGCAGTAGCAGAGGTTATTGTTGGTAGATCCATTCAATCTTCTGGTACAAGCCAACCTACTCCGCCATCAAAACAAAATATCATCCAAACGGGTGCTTTCTCACCCTACGAAGTACAAGAAGCTATGCAAGCTTTAACTTCAGTTAAAATGACAGCAAACTTTAAATTACAATCTGATGGATTAACATATTTTATTTCTGATCCAACATCAGATACACAACTTAATGCAATGAAAGGATACCTTGACCGTAAAGGTTGGTGGTATGAAGTTAAATAAAAATAAGAGCCGATTCCAATTAAGGAGTCGGCTTTTTCTAATTTATATTCACTAATTCATCAAACTTAAATTCAGTATGCAAACCAAAAGCATCTGTACAATACACTGTTTTAAGCATCGGTTCAATATGTAATACATTTATGTACATGTCTTGAATCATACCGTCACGATAGTATGAAATTGATATTTCTTCTTTACTTTGCATTGAATGAATAAGACTGCGTTCAATTTGTTCTTTCATATCTTCAGAAACTATCGGTTTCGAGATTTTATTCAAATCATTTATCATTCCTTTAATTGTGTCACTTTACCTATAAGTTTGCCGCAATTGGAAGCATAAACTTGCCGGAATTCACTTGTTTTAGAAGATTTTTATCTAATTGTTCAAAGAAAATGGAAGCATAACTTTGCCGTGGATTAATTATTAACCCATAAACTTGCCGTGAATTCTGTTTGTTTGTAATAAAGTTTGATCAAAAACATGCTACAAACGTTGATTTTATAATAGATTCTTTTCCAGTAGATTTAAGATTGGTTTTTATAAAAATGGTTGATTTAAATTACACATGTTAACCTTACTATGTGATTCTCTGATTAATAAAACGCAAAAAAAATTTGGGAATAGTAACATCTATACATTACCATTATCCTTTTTTTTATAGAAATGGTTCGAATTCTCGACAATAATCCATCCTATAGTTATTAATGTTATAGAAAATAATCTAAGACCCAATCTATACATATAATCT